GAGGTACGCTAAGCCGGCATTAGCACCGATGTGCGCAAGACCACGACGGAACGGACAGCGAAGGCCGGAAATAGCGTTGTCGTTATACCAACCGTCGCAATAATAGGTACTGGAGCTGCCGGAGGCGACAGTCGGGGCGGAGCATAGGTTCTGCATACTGAGCTCAGTGATATATTTCCAGCCACTGGGATCGTTCTTAGGAACCCTCGCGGCCTTTATCAGACCCTCGATCGAGTTGATGTTGAAAGCCGAGTAAAGGGACGGGGCGACATAATAATCTCCGCTACCGTCGGACAGCTTGTTTATCAAGGAGCCACGCTCGATCAGACCGATATGGCCGTAGAAGTTCTTCAAGCCGAGGAAGCAAGGGACGTGCGCTTGGTGGACGGTACCACCCTCCGAGCCCTTCACGGCGTAGTCGCTCACGCCGACCGAGTCCCCCAACTCGATCCCTACGCTCGTCGGAATAATCGGATAACCACCGTTATGGCTAGACCAAGGATCCCAAGACCACTCGGTAACACCTTTACCGGTACCGCCCTGATATAGGCCATTGGAGTCCTTTACCGGGTTCAACGCGGACTGGCAATCACGGGTACCCATGATAAGGCGGTAGAGATAACCGACGACGCTGTTCGCGACGAACCAGCCGGATTCCCAGCCCTCACCCTTCTTGCGGGCGGCCGTGCCGAAAGCCGCGGCGTTCATGTTCGTGGCAACCATGCCTAGCTGCGTGTTGTGCTTCCCGTCCCTCGTCGCGTCGTTGTTCCCGCCACGATAACGGGGATCGTCACTGACGACGGAGACCAACGTGCCGCTCGTACGATCCATCACGCCGGCTCCCAAGGCCGACGTACCCCCGGCCGGGATATAATAGTTCAAATGACCCTCGATCGGGGTCGGGCTCACGGCCTCGTAATAATAGGTGGAGTCTACCCACCAAGAGTAGTAGTGGGCGTTCCAGCACCACAGGTAATCGCCCATCGTGCCGTCCAAGGCGGCGGGACTGCCGTCGGCGAAACGACGGTGGTTCGTCGGGTCAAGCTTACGCCGGCTACGGTCAACGGACACGAGGTAGCAGCCCAGACCAATCACGGAGGGAAGATCCCGCAGGAAATCGATATTACCGTAAGCCTCGCCGACTGGCGTGCCCTGACCGCGTTTCCAGCGACGGATAGCGACGTGCTTGTTCACGATCGATACCGCATCGGCGAAAGGGATCCTCACTGACTCGCCCGTTTCCTTGGACACTCCCTCGATCAAATACTTGGAGGGCTGGCTCGTGTCGGCCAAGGGCAGCTGGTCGATCGTCTTGCCGTTATCGAAGGCCGTGATGATAGCGCGTACCTTCTCCTCCTCTGCTGTTGTTAATGACATGATTCTGTATATTAAAATGTTAGACAATTATACCTTTCGTATCCGGCTACCGGATAAAAATCTCATCACGCTACCGGCCTTGCGGATAACCGGGGCCGTGACCTCGATCTCTATCGTTTGGGCGAGCGAGGTGTTCTGCGCCGGGATAACGTGGATCGTGGCCGTGCCGGTCTTACGCACGGTCAAGTTCCCATGTGGGTCCACATACAGGGCATCCCCGGAATAAAACGCTTGCTGAAAGATCACGTTCGGAAGGACATAGGCCGGGAACAGACTCACGGCAATCCTCTGGGCGACCGTATTCCCCAACGTTATCCTCTTGACGTATCCCAACTCCATCCTCGTGGGGGCCAATAACGCCTGGCTCATCAACGATTGCTCGGCGGCTCTCATCGACGCTATCTGCGCCTTGCCCTCGGAGATCATCGCCTCGGCATCGACTGCGGCGGCAAGGGCATCATCGGATGCTCGACCGGCCAAATCAGCCTGTTTCCCAGCCTCCAACGCTTTAGCGTTAGCCAAACCCGCAGCAGAGATAGCGTTCCTCGTGGCCTCGATAGCCTTATTCGCCTCCGCAAGGGCGGTCTTGGCCGCTTCCGTTGCCTGCGTACCACGGGCGATACATTTCCACCAAGCCGTATCGGTCAAGGGATGGTTCTTGTTTCCGTCCTTGACACAGAGGTAGCAGCTATCATCCGTGACGACGAAATCGAAGGTGTTGTACGTACTCGCCGTGGCATAAACGCCCTTATCGACGAACGCCACCTTCCCCAATACTATCTGACTCATTATAATTCCTCCTTCCTTTTTTTGGTCATACGTTCAAATACAGCTCACCGGTCTCTTGGTTGAGCTTGACAAGGTTTGGTGACACCTCGTCCTCGTAGGACATCACCAGCGTCATGTCGGCGGGGTTGATCGTGAAGGTCGGGTATAAAACGCCTCCCTTCGCGAGGATGCCCGTATCGACATACCTGTCCCCATCCAGATCCCATTTCCACCAGTTGCCGTTATCGCCAACCTTCCATGGGTGGTCGGCCAGCTCCTGCGCACGGTCACCCTGTGTCTTGGCGAAGTTACCCTGCGTATTGGCGTAAGAAGCTTTCTCATTCGCCAATTTCGCCGCATCATTTGCGTTTTTAGTTGCGATCTCGGTATCTTCCTTGATCTTCTCTAACCCATCGTGGGCGGTATTAGCGTTAGCCGCAGCTTTATTGGCTAGATCAGCCGCAGTATTAGCCTTACCGGTTGCGGTATTGGCGTTCCCTGTCGCAGTGATGGCGTTCGCCGTGGCCGTATTGGCCTTGGACGTGGCCGCCTCGGCGTTCAGCTTGGCGGTGTTGGCGTTGCTCGCCGCCGTATTGGCCGCCTTAGTGGCGGCACGGGCGTTGGAGATCTCCGTGAGCATGTTCTCGTAAGCCGTCTGGATGGTTCCGAGGCTCACCTTCACGCTGGTTTGTATGCCGTCTATGATCTTGCAACCGATCGTGTACAGACCGGTAAGGCTGTCAGCCAGCGTGAGTTCTGATATTTTCTTTTTCTTAATCGGCATATATGTTCAAGTCTATGTAATACTCCCCATCCTCCGTGACCACCAGTTCCCCGGCCTCGGTAGCCAGCAGGTAATCGATACCATCCATCCGGAACACCGTGAACTCCAGCGTGAGGTTGAATGTCACCACCACACGCCCCCGGAGGCTCTCAAGCGTCCATCCGGATGTCCTCTTGTAGTAGCAAGGGTATTCCTCCACGTTGTAATCCACGTACAGCGAACGCTCGCCCGGCTGGATCAAGGCATCCAACAGGGTGTCGTAACAACTCCAGAATGTCGTCATTGAGCCGGCGATGAGACAGCATTTAAGAGTGACCTCCTTGCTGTTGAAAACGACGTTTTCCGTATCATATATCCTACCGTCAACGTCCAGTACCGTACGGGACAGGTTAGTCTTCACGGTCGGAGATCTCATGATCTCGTCCCGGCCCTCCGTCACCATCACGCCGTATCGATCCAAGGGTACGCCGTCCAGCTCGTACTCGGATGGAGGAACATACGCTCTACCCTCCGGGATCGCCACGGACGAGGGTCTTACGGGCCGGTCCTCGGCGAACCGTAACGTGAAGGCCTCCAACGTGTCCCAATCCTCATATGCCGGGCTCTGGATGAGTCGCAAGCTCCACTCCCTGCCCAGCGAGGGGATACGGAAGAGGTGATACCCGGACTTCGATAGGTGCTCGACGAGAGCGCCGGCGGATCTCCCGTCCACGTCGCGGACGAACGTGATGTTGAGCTCCCGTGGTTTCAAGGTGGGCTTTTCCAAGTCCGGCTCTATGCCGTCCTCGTCCGGCCAGTCGTTCCTGTCCGGTTCCACCAGCTCGGGGAACGGGAGAAGGCCGTCGTAACCTCCCTCCGTGATCCATACGCCGAAATCGGTGTAGGCGTCCTTGCCGTCTATGTATAACTCACCCCTCATAATATCACCACGGTATTATCCTTATTTATCTCAACCTCTCCTCCGATATTCACCAGCAGGATCACGGCGTAGTCGCTCGCCACGACCCTAGCCTTGCCGCCGTGCATGAGGATCACCTTGTGAACACGCTCGTTATCGTCTATCGTTATCACCGCATCCGTATCACCTATCACGGCGATATTGCCGGGATTGGTTACGTACACGTGGCCGGAGTCAACGTACACCCCGTAGGGCATCACGTGACCGGCCATGCCACGGAACATGTCTAACGACGGGAAATCATTCTCCGCACAAAACTCACGCCCCTGCGGGCTGAAGAACAGCCACACGAGGCTTCTCCAGTCCGTCACCCCGTTAGAACCACTGCATGCCCCGAGCGAGAGGGCCGATTTGATTATGTCGTTAACCGTCTCCATCATTATCTTGATCTCATTAATATACCCTTGTCGTTAATAGTCTTTATACCGGAGGCCGCCGACTTGGTATTCGCCTCTATCTTCTCGGATAGGGCCTCTATACGTCCGGAGATCTCAGCTACCTTGGCCGTGTTCTCCGACACCTTCCCGGACAGGTCCTTGATCGCCTCCACGTTCTTCCAGCCCCTTGTCTGGAGGTCGTAGATGAAGCGCATCTGGTCGGCTATACCCGTCACTTGCACCAACGTCCTATCTAAAAATATAAGTTGGGTCGACATCTTACCGTCTATGACGTCCGCAGAGTCCTGAGAGATGGAACCAACGCCCTTGGACGAGGCCGTACGCCCGTCGTCCTCCTCTACCGTATTACCGGTATTGAAATATTTGTCGGCCCAACCAAACTTACGGTCGAGGTCGTCGGCCAGCTCCTGCGCCTTCCGATCCAGATAATCCTGTTCCCAGTCGCTGATATAATCGTCGGACCAGAACTCGAGCAGCTTCTCCCGGATCTCTTTCATGGGATCGGAAGCGGCGGCCTTGATCGACTCCGTGACCATGTTCCTTATCATCTTCCTCACAAGATCCTTGGCCGATTGCGCCTTGTCCTCCCCGGCGGCCCACGCGTCGGCGTAAGCGTTGGCGAAATCGTCGATCGCCGATTTTATGTCACTACCGAAAATGGCGTCCTTGCCGGCCTCCTTGTTATCCGCTATGGTATTATTGATCTCGTCTATCTGGTCCCGCCACTCCTTGATACGGTCATTGTCGGTTTTCTTCTTGTCCTCCTCCTCCTTGATCTGGTTTTGGATAAGCACTTTTTGCTGTTCCAATAGCTTATTCTGCTGGTCGATAAGCTTGGAGGCATCCTTGGAATAGGCTTTCTCGATGGACCTGCCCAGCTTGTCGTACGACTTGTCCAACGTGTCGATCTGATCCTGCAAACGCTGGATACGACTCTCGTTCTTCTTGTCATGGATCTTGGCGATAGAGGAGGCAAGGGATGTGACCACCCCGATAGCGGCACCGGCGGACGCACCGATCGGCCCGAACATCGCGCCGGCTTTTGCCCCGTCCATGGCGGAATTGACCGCGTCCATGGCCACATTCAAGCCTTCGGCAATACCGGACATAAGGTCACTACCGAAAGCGTCACCTAACTTGGAGAACGTGTCGGAGAGGAACTGTCCGGCTTGCATAATATCACTCATGCCGGCATCTATCTCAGCTAAGCCTTCTTTTAGTCCCTTTGTATCATCCCCGGCTGAGAACACCTTTTTAAGGCCGTTCGATACCTTGTTGAAAGAGGTGTCCATCTGATCGGCCTCCTTATTGACGTTGGCGATCTCGTCCTTTATGGCCTGTAACTTCTCCGGGGACTTGGAAAGGATATCAAATTGCTCCTTGGTCAGGCCGAACAAGCCTTTTCCGTCGGAACCGGTCTTGAACTCGCCCTCATTGATATAATCAAGCATGGCCTGCGCCTCCTTGGAGATAGACCGTATATCGACCACCGTCCTCTTGCTCATGTCGGAGAATAGCTTCGTGATGATGGACGTTTTCTTCTGGGCCTCGTCATCGACGGCAGCCAGCTCTTTCTTCATCTCTTCACCAAGGGACAGCTTCTCGCCTTCCGTCGTAGCCTTGGCTATCTTCTCGTTATAAAGAGCCGTGATAGCATCTCTCTTATCAAGATAAGAACCGTATTCTTTCAGATACTCGTTCATGGCACGTTTCTCTTCCTCCAGTTGTTCCTTATTCACATTGGAGGTCGATCGCTCCCGTTTGACG